ATCTGACATTATGTTGTACCTGTTACTAACCCATAATAATAGCCATCACTAGCACCAGTGCTAGGTCTGTTGTTAGCGTCAAATGTTCCTATAGACTCTTTGAGGTTTCCAGGGAAATATTTAGTATTACCATTTTTAACAAAAGCACTCATATTAAACTGGTTTTTATTTTGTTCTCTATAAGCAGTTAACAACTCATCTCCTGTATTTGTATAACCTGTCCCTGGATATGTGTTATTTCCCACAACAGCTTCAATTTTAACTTGAGTAGATGATGCACTATAAATTCTTACATATCTTTTTAAGGCAGTGTCTGAATTATCTCTATCGTATTCTTCAGCAGCTTGACCTGTATCGGGATCTTGGGTAACCGAAGTAGTGTTACCTCTATGATCTACAACATTAGCAGAAGCTGTTGTACTGGGTGAGCCGTCAGCAGTATCTATACCAGCACTGATAACAACTGATCCAGTAATACATTCTCCGTACAAAATTGGGATGGGAACTGTAGCAAGTGTAGTGTTGATAGCGTTAGAAAAGTTAGCTGACAATGGATCTTCTGCCTCTGGTTCTACTGCTGGTGTAAATAAATCAGCAATACCTTGTAACACCAAAGCTGCTCCAATATAAGCAAGACCTCTGGCAATAGTTGTGCCTCCTGTAAATAAAGCTCCTCCTCCAAATTGTAAATTTTTAAAAGGTATTGCAGGACCAGGTAATAAAAATGATAAACCGATCAGTGCTGCTCCTAATAATATTTTTCCAAAACCTCTTCCACTTCCAGTGATAACAGGTACTATTTTTATCTCGGCAATACCTACTGGGTCGTGTAATTCAGTCTTATCTATATCTACATTGTTAACACTGACTCTATAATATTGATTCGCCATCTCATGTTCCAAGGTTGGAAAATTAGCTATTAAAAATTTAACTGCTTCAGCAGTATTGCTAACTTTTGCTTTAAAAGATGAACGACCTGTAGCTTCTTTTAAATGACCATATAATTTAATCTCAGTTGACATACCGATACCTCTTATGAGTACATCTTATATAAAATTCACTATAAGGTTCAATGCAACTTAGTCTTTCATTGCAATGATGAGCTATATTTCCATGTCCTACATAAACAGCAACATGACTAGGTTTAGGATGTAGTAGTTTCATAAGAAAAACATCTCCTTTTTCTGTAGACTCATTATCTCTTAATTCTCTAAATCCAGTTCGCCAAGCATGACTTTCAAATAAAGGATCTTCTAAAAATTCTTCTGATGTAAGAGATCTTTCATAATCTTTTAAATTTATATTTTTAACTTCCTTATACCAATCTCTTAAAAAAGTATAGCAATCTGTCAATCCCCAAATCCAAGGCCTACCATATAATTTTGGTTTATATCCATTTGGTTTAAGTTCTGACCAAGTATTTTCCAAAGAACTATAAATGTGCCAAGGAAGTTTTGATGCTTCACAACTAATCTTATCTGCGTCAGAAGGTTCAGAAGACCCTTTGGGGTGACTATGAAATATTCCTACGATTTGACCTTTTTCTTCACAGGCTGCATAACTATCAGGATCTAAAATAAAATTATCCTCATCTCTGGAACGATTAGGACAATAAAAAAATACTTCTTTACCTTTTACATTAACAACTAAACCACAAATCTCTTTTGGACTTTCTAGTTTGCTATCTCTCATAGCTATTTGTTGCCACTGCTTCATCCTTTAAAAATTCCTGCTGATGGAAACTGATCTCTGGTTACAAGTCTACGAGGAGCTTTAACTCCTGCTAAATCAAAGTTAGCAGCTAATTCAAACTGAACCACCTCTCTATCTTCCTGACTCTTTCTATCAATAAAATATACTTCCTGTGGAAATTCGGGATAAGTAGAATCAAAAGCATTATCACTAGGTGTTGTACTGTAATTAGAAGTTGGTAAAAACTTTTCCAATGTTCGTTTTCTAATCACTTTCGCACCTGTAAGGTCATTATTAATTAAACCTAAGCCAATAGAACCTTCTTCAATACTCGTTGCTACAGAATTAACAGCAGCTAAAATAGTTGTAAACGTACCTAAAGCATTAGAAAAAGTAAGTGTAGGTCTAGGCAGTTGTCCTCTACCAAATTTAAAACCTTCAGCCTTTACAGGTAAAGCAACATAGTCTACCTCTGTATTATTGGAATCTCCTTTTGTCCATTTGATAGAACCAAAATTATTATTACTCGTTCCATCATGGAAATAATACTTTGTATCTATAGTTGCTGGTGTCACATAATGAACATTTGGAATTAACTCAAGTTCAAATAATTCAATAATTGCAGACGGATTAGATTCTTGTAAATTTTTACTTACTTTTATACTTGAATTTGAATTTCCTTGTTCATAACTTGATGTCATGCTTCAAATACCTCTCTAAAGCTTGCCTGTATTGTTGCTCTATTTAAATATGGAATTTGTTTACTCCAGTTTTCACATACAAATTTTGATGAACTGGTCTCTCCTGGAGGTTGAAAATCAAAACTTGCATTATCTTTAGCTCTATCATCAAGAAATGTTTCTATAGTATCTGCATCTGTTTCTGACACGTCAAAAGTTAAATTAAATACTTTTGGATTCTGATGACTAGCCAACCCAAATAATATTCTTTGTTCAAACCCATCAGCGAAACGAATTGTACGAGTTAATGGTGCGGATGTCTTTCGTTGCCCATATTTGGGAGTTATAGAAGGGAAAGTAGCCATTATGCAAGTAATCCTCCAGGTCTTTTTTGTTGTATTAATTCAGATTGTACTGCTGCTGATATAGCAAGTCCAAGCTGTCTGCCTTGTTCTTCATCACCTTCAGCAGACGATCCAGAAGCATCTACATTTACTACCACGTTTGTTGAACCACCAAGAGAACTATTAGGAGACACCATTCCACTGACTCCTGGAGTAAACAGTTCTGGGCCTCTCTCTCCTACAATGTAAGATTTTCCTGCTTTTGCTGGACCACCTGTAGCTAATAATCCACCAAATAAGTTACCAAATAAACCTAATCCTTTAGTTAATGTGCCTCCTGCATTTCCGAAGAAAGCCATGTTAAACATAGCATCTATCATTTTGTTGAGTACGTTATTTAATACATCATTTAAAGTAGATGTTCCTCTTATAAGTTCTTTGATACCATTTCCAAGGTCTGTTACTAATGTTTCTTTTAATTTTTCCGCAGACGATACAACTAAATCTGTTCTCAGATTAAGTTCCATAGTTTTCTGAACTGCTTTTATTCGTTCTTTGTTTTGATCTTTAAGTAATTTTAAACCCTCTTCTAAACCTGTTAGTTCTTCTAAAAGAATCTCTTTTTTAAGTGGATCAGTTATTTGTTTAAGTGCTTCTTTTCGTAAATCTATTTCAGACTGTAAGCCTGTAACATTATCAGAATTTATCTTTTCAAACATAGCCATTTCTTTTGCTATAGCAGGGTTTATACCCTGTGATCTAAGTTCTAATACCCTACTTTCAAGGTCAAAGGCGGTTCGTCTGGTGGCTAACTGTTCCATAAATGTGATATTTGTATCTTTAACCAAAGAACTTACTTTATTTTCAATTCCTAGTGCTCTTAGCTTTACTTCCATGATGTCTCTTTCTGCTTTTAATCTTTTTAACTCAGCTTTACCAGCTTGAGTTATTTTGCCTTCGCCACTGCCTAAGAAACCAGATGGTGCTGTAAATCCTGCGATTCTAGCTTCAAGACTTCTTCCTGTTATGGATTGTGCTGCTGCTTGATTTGCTAAAAATGCTTTAGATAATTCAGACTCAGGATTTGTCGCTACACCTCTGTTTATCATTTCTCTTTCTACAGCAGAGCCAGGGGTTATATCTGCCATGAAACTAGCTGCATTAGCTCTGAATTTTGCTAACGACTCTTGTATAGACTTTTGGAAGTTATTTATATCTCTTGCTGCTTCCTGGAGTGCAAGTGTCTGTTTTGCTCCTACTGTATCTGCCAGTTCTTTACGAACTGCTGCCAAAGCTGTCTGTCTGCCTATCTGCTTTTCTATTAAAGCAATTTCTCTAGCTCTGGCACTACTTAAAAATCCTAGTGACTGTATGGCTTGTGAGGCACTTCCGTTTACTGGATCGAGTGCAGATCCTAATTCTTTTATTGAGTTGACGAAACTTTGAACACCAGATACCACAGCCGTTCCAATTAGACCTCCTGCGAAGCCTCCCATCTGTCCACCAAATGCACCACCAAGTCCACCGCCTAATGCACCACCAGCAGCAGCTATAGGACCTTGACCAAATAGCAGAGGAAATGCACCACTTATCGCAGCACTCTGTAATGCTGGTCCTCTATTTCTAGCCAAAGCTCTACCTAATCCCACTCTTGGTTGTCTACTTCCCATTCTTCCAGGTAGCAGATTTCCCCTACTATCAAAGTTTAAAGGAGAACTTTGACCTGTTAAATCAAAAGCAGGACCAGCTTGCCCAAACATCCTTGGTCCTTGTAATGTATTTAAAGACTGTTGTGGACCATACTGTGCTGCTGAGAATCCTGTAGGACCACCTCTGAGTTTCTTAAGTTGTTTAGCTTGATCTTTAAAATATGCTGGAGAACCTACTAAATGCTTCATACCACCTACAGGTAAAACATTGCCTTTAGACTTAGCTATTCTTGTAATATCTTTATTAAACTTTTCAAAGTACGCAGGAGTTCCAGGCATAAACTCAAAACCCTTTACGGGCATTGCGTTGTCTTTAGCTACACGATTTAAGTTTGGTAGAGAACCAACTAAATCTGATCTACCACCTGCGGGCGAACGACCAAAACCTGTAGTCTGTCCAATAAAGGGTAACTTTGGACCGAACATACCCAAGTTTTTTGTTTGCGGAAAGGCTTGAACACCACTAAGACCTAAAGGTGTATTTGCAGTTAAACGTGATAAGGAAGCGAAAGGTCCTAATGGCTTAACATTTACGCTTGCTGGCTCTGGTCCTTGAACCATTCCAGTTCTACTTGCAATAAACCTTGGAGATCCTGCTTGTCTTGTACTTCCAAATCTTGAAGATGCAATACCTGTACTAACAAATGGTCCACCAGCCATAGACTTACCCGTTAGTCTTGCTTGCTCTGCTTTTTCTTTTGTTATCTGACGTTGAATTTTTAACTCTTCTAGAGCTACCTTTTGTTGAGCTTTTGCTACCTTAAACTCTCCTCTGCCATCTGCTAATGCTGCTCTATTTATTGCTCTTCTAGCTTTATCTATCTTTAATCCTTGGTCTGAAGCCTTTTGTACTAGATCGCCTATGCGTCTAGTCTCAACCATCGCAGCTTTCTGAGCCTCTTTGCTCTTTGTTATGGTTGCTTCTGTTCTTTGTGTTCTTCTATTAGCTCCTATATTTACTTTGCCAAGTTTATCTATATCTTTTTTTATGCTTGCAAGATCAGCCTTTACCTGTTTTGTATTCAGTCTTATATTTACGCTATATTCGGATGCCACTGATTTTTGCAGAATACACTGATATTAAAAGTTTAGCGTACTTTGCGAACTTGAGCTTGTCTTTTTGCTTTTTCGTAGGCTTCTTCTTCCCGTTCAGACTTAATTGTAAAGTAAGCGTTCCATCCGTATATCTCTTGCATGGACATTCTTTCTCTTAATTCTTTAAAAGTGTATCCTAGTTTTTCCGCTATAAAAAATTGTAAATATACGAAGTTATCTTCTTTTACTTTAGCTTTTTACGGCATCGGGGCTTTCCTCCTCGCCCATACTTTGCATCTTGGTCATAAGATCAATCAGTATTGACATTGGTATTTCTCTTCTTAATGCTGGCAAATCTCCTGCTGTAAACATTTTTGCACCCGATTCATCTTCGGCTTTTGTAACAATAACCTGTAGTGCAAAGTCAAGACTTCCTTCATCTTGACCCTTGTTCATAGCTATTAGTGTACTGTTTATAGTGTCTCTATCAGAGATTGTAAGAGGCGACCAGAAGATTTTTAAAATAAGTTCTTCACCCTTAAACATAGAGTAGCTACTACGTTCTTCGACACTAAAGGCTTTCTTTAGTTTGTCTATCGCTCTTTCTGTAGGCATAAAAATTTATAGTTACTCTTGTAGTATAACTTAAAGTACTAATTGTGTCTTTAATATCCAGATTGTCCTAAAGTTATACCAGTAAATGCTTGATCTAAATCTTTTTCAAGTT